ACAACTAAAGGGGGCTTTCGAGCCCCCTTTTTTTATGATAAAAGAAAGCATGAAATTTTCATACCTCGTTAAAATCTACACTCATAAATTAAAAACCGAATTTATAGTAAGCACAAAAGATGCGATTATAAATACGGTTCAGATACATAGACACATCATTGACTATCTAGGAAAAAATGATATAGAATGGGAACCGAACCTGTTAAAATTTACAGGGAGTTTTTACATAACCTATGAGGAGGTTGATGATGGCAAACAACAATATGGTGTTGTTCGCAAAGAAACTGAAACTCGAGAGCAAGTGGAACGAGATGTTTCTTGAAAACGGCGGATACGTAACACCAGACATGTCAGCTCTTGGAGATGAGATCAAAAAAGTAATTAGATCTATCCTAAAAAACCAAGAGAGCCCTAGAAATAGCAAAGATTTAGAAGTTCATCTTTTTGCTAGCTAACTAGGAATTATATAAAAAGTGGTTACACCCTATAGGGATACCTTGCACTTTTCACAAATCTACTATATACAAAAATTACTATACAATAATTTGAACATAGACGAGTATAGTCGACGGCCTAGAGACTATGTTCAAAACTAGGAGGATACAATTATGGCAACAACAACTTTTTCAGGTCCAGTTAGATCTGAGAGCACAGTTAAAACTGTAAGTAAAAATTCCACTACTGGAGTTATTACTGAAATTATTACTATGGGTGATGCACCCGTAGCATTAGGAGATGAGAATAAAACTCTTGACGCTGCAACACACAGCGGAAGAACTCTTGTAGTTCCTGCAATCGCAGCTAACAGAACAATTACTTTACCTGCACCAGTTGCTGGTCAAAGTTATAAATTGATTTATGGCGGTGCTGCAGAAGAGGCAGAAAATCTAATTATCATAACACCAGGGAATACTAACTTTTTCATTGGTTGTATTGTTCACTTAGATTCAAATGCTGATAACACATCAATTTACTCTAACGGAAGCTCTAACTCAAAGTTAACTCTTACAGATTTTGGTTGCTTTGAAATTAACATTGTAGCTAAAGATAGTACAAATTATTTTATTTGGGGTTATGCAGAAAGTGCAGATGCACCTGCATTCGCTAATCAGTAATATATAATTTTGTGGGGGCTTTGGCCCCCACAGTTTCTTGATTAAGGAGGGAAACAATGGCAGACACAGTAACAGGTCCAACTATCTTGCAACAAAATGATAAGAGAGTGACCATAAAAATAGTAAATCAATCAGACGGAAGTGGTGGAACAACTGTATTTGCAGATGTATCTGCACTAGCAGCTAATGCTCAAGGGCAGTCTTGCACGACAGTAAGTTTACAAAGACTTTGGTGGTCGTGTTCAAACGGAGACGGTCACGATTCTTTTGCTCGTTTAGACTATGAAGATTCTGATGGAGATATTCCAATCGTAACTTTAATAGATTCTGGATATTGGGACTTTAGAGAATTTGGTGGAATACCAGCAAACACTTCATCAAACTCAAATCAAAACGATGTAAATTTTGTTGTGCCCGGTGCAGCTGATGATGGTAATACTTATACAGTTATTGCAGAGTTTATAAAAAATTACTAGGAGGGTAGATGGCTAATACTACTTCTGGAACAGTAACGTTTGATAAAACTTTTGCAGTCGACGAGATTATCGAAGAGGCATACGAAAGAATTGGATTACAATCTGTTTCGGGATATCAATTAAAGACGGCAAGAAGGTCTCTAAATATTCTATTTCAAGAATGGGGTAATAGAGGTGTTCATTATTGGGAAGTTGCTGAAACTAATATTGATCTTATTGAAGGCCAAACTGAATATAATTTTTTTAGAGCATCCGGTGATGGTACAAGTTCTACAACGAATGCACCGTCAAGTGTTTTTGGTGTAGCTGATATATTAGAAGTAACTCTTA